TCAGTTGCGTGTTCCATTATGTATTCAAGCACTATCGGTGTTTTTCGATATCCTGAATCCTTGCCTTTCAATCCATTTCGGTAAAAGAACTGGTGCATTGTTCGATACGTTACGTTTGCAAGTTTCGCCCATTCTTTGTAGGTGTACTTGGTTGGTGTTGCTTTGATTTGTTCAACTATTTCTATGTTCATTTTGTATGTTTTTTGATGTGTTATTTAATATGTGATAACTTGCGCTACAAAGCAATGAGGCACTGCTTGTAGCTGACCGTTATATTCAATTTGTTTTAATTTTTCCCACCGCACGCATTACTTCCATACATAATTCATTCGGTATTTTGCTACGATCAAAGCTACCTTTTTTCCCTTGCGTTCCTGTTTTAGATCCTCTTGGCGCACGTTCGTGGTTACAATTTGGATTGCCATTCTTGCACATAGGTCTTGGTTGCCAATTTTCGTTATTAGTCCATATATCCGTTGGCTTGGCTCTATCATCTCCATATTGGCAATACCAAACAGTATGTCGTTTAAACCTTTGCATAAATGGCATTTTACGCAGCATACCTCTTGGATTTTCAATGTAAAATATGAAGTTTGGATTTAGCTTTAACCATTCATCTATCATTGATATAAAGTGTTGGTTTACCCTATCGCACTTTATAGCGTATTCGCTTTTAGGCTCAATGCTATTTGTTCTATGAGTTGAACACGCAGCTATTGAGTAAGTCGTGCAATCTGGAGAAAACCAACCCCAATCAGGTATAAATGGCACATCTTCAATCTTCATATTTTCTACATCGCCAACGTAATCAATGTTCTCAAATGGTTGCCAATCCACGCTAAAAACTTTCATTCCTAAACTTTCGGCAGCTTTGCCAATGGATCTACTCCCTGCAAAAAATTCTACTCCTTTTATTTCTTCTTTCATAATTCCTTCGCTAAAAATTAAAACAAACTAAATATAACAGCACATTGGCTGCCAAGTTTGGGAAAAATGTATTATCGTAGCACTTCCACTTATTCCTGTGGCAATGGCTGCGGTGGTGTCGTTATCTAAGTGTTTCATATTGGAAATGGTGGTGATGGTGGTGGTACATATTCGCCTTGTGGTAAATCTAATACCCAAGCGTACTCGGAGGCTTGAATTTCAGGATATTGTTGTTCTGTTATAAAATTAAACCAAACGCCATTGATATCTTGAACGCAATTGAAATATTGATATGGGGCAAATTCTTTGCCTTGTATTTCTTCGTATTGTTTTGGTGTGAGGATGTAGCCTATCATACGTTTCTACTTAAACTTACTTGAAAAGCATTTACTGCAGTTGGAACGCATACGCTTACGAATGGTTACGAGCTTGTTATTTGCGATTCTCAGGACGGCAACGTGGTAGTAAATTTACCCGATGCGGACGAATCACGTGGCAAAAAATATATATTTATCAAAACAAATAACAACCATACTGTAACGATTAGCGCAGGAACTTTCCTAATTAATGACGGAACAAGCACGACGTTGAATAGTAAGTACGAATCCAAAACAGTTATGAGCGACGGGGCTAAGTGGTTTATCGTGGCTAAAGTATAGTTGTTAACTAAGTTTATTTTTGAGGTGGTTATATTTGTAAATATATGGCCGCAGCATTATACACGGGTGAAGATATAACCATCGTTATTGATTTGGTGGACGATACTTTTTCTTTGATGGCCGATGTGATTGTAGGCGTAATTATTAACGACGTTTTAAAAGTCAGCTTTAAGAAAACCACGGGCACAGTGATTGCAGTAAGTGGGCAAACAAAACAATGTTCTGTTTTATTAACCCGGGCAATTACTAAAGGATGGGAGGCTGGCATGCTTTCAATGGAAGTTACAAAGGTTTTTACAGATGCCAGTTACCCAAGCAATAAGCACGTAATTTATAAGGATAACATCGTACAATTTAGCAACGCTCTGACTAAAAACTTATGAGCTCGGATATTATCGTACAGATACCAGGGGCGACCAATGTAACGGTAACAGATGCGCCAGCGTCTGCAATCGTTATAACGTTCCCAGCTTCTACGGAAGTGGTGACGTCTGTAATTGATAAGGGTGTATTGTATGGAATCCAAGGGGCGAGCGGTTTGCCGGGCGGTGTGTTGTCTGTTAACAATCAAAGCGGCACTGTTAGTTTAACCACGCAGGAAATACCCGAGGCTGCCACAGCTCTTTATTATACAAGCGAGCGAGTAGATGATAGGGTTGCGCAGTTGCTACAAGCGGGCGCCAATGTTACTTTAACTTATAACGATGCTGCTGGCACCCTAACTATTGCCGCGCAGGGATCAGTTACTTCTGTGAATGGCGAGGTCGGTGTGGTTGTGTTGGATAAAACGGATATCGGTTTGGCAAATGTCGACAACACTGCAGACATTGATAAGCCAGTGAGCACAGCGCAGGCTGCGAGCATTGCAACTAAGGCAAGCACCACGGCGCTAACAAATCATACAACAAATTACAGCAACCCGCACGCCGTAACTAAGGACCAAATCAGTTTGGGCAATGTTCAGAATGTGGACCAAACAGCTGCGGGCAATATCATCAGCGGGACATTGGACCCTGCGCGCTTGCCTAATACAGTTACACTTGCAGGCAATATATTTAACGATGCTAATAAACTTGTCAGACTTGACGGCAATTTAAAACTGCCTGCTGTTGACGGATCTAACTTAACTAATCTGCCGAGCGGTAACAGCGTCGGCGGTAACTTATACCTATTTTACAACTACTAAACTATGCCTGCAAATACATCACCCATATTCGCACTATCACCTGAACTCGCATTCGCAACCGTAACGGGAGCAACAACCGATAGAACAGGTGCGACAATGACAAACACCGTCACACTTTTAACTGCTGCAACAAACGGCACGAAGATTACGCAGATAGGGGCAAAGGTTGCTGGAACAAATGCGGCAACTTTGGTTTTGATTTTTGTCAGTGATTCAAGTGGGGCAAATTTTAAGTTGTTTGATGAAGTTGCTTTGACTGCAGTTACCCCATCAACAACAATCACTTCACAAAGGGCGGTAACTGCTTACTCAGATTTACAGTTAAAAGCGGGTCAAGTTGTAAAGGTTGGCACTACGGTAGCAATTGCATCCGGAGTAAATGTTTTTGCAGTAAAAGGAGATTATTGATATGCCTGATTTCGGAAGTTTTAGAGGGTTTGGTGAAAAGTTGGTTCAAGGTCAAACCCCTACGCAATTAGGTAAAATTGGCAGCGAAAATGTTGGATATTTGGGCGTATTAGATTTGTTTCCAAATGCCAGTATTGCATATTCTCTGCGTCTTTTACGAAATACTTATACAGGTGATGCTATTCGTGTGCGTCGGTCAAGTGATAATACCGAACAAAACATTGGATTTACTGGGCAGGGAACTTTGGATTTGGCAACATTAAATTCTTTTTGTAGTGGTACAAATGGATTTGTAACAACTTGGTATGACCAAAGCGGGAATGGTGTTAATTTAACACAAACAACAGCAGGAAATCAACCGCAAATTGTTAGTAGTGGAAGTGTATTAACGCAAAGTGGGAAACCATCGATTTCGTTCAATGGAACTACACACAATTTTGATTGTGCAAATACTGCAATATCTACATTAGATTCGTCTTTATTTATTACATACCAACAAAATGCCAATGCGCAAACTAATATTTTAAGTACTCAAAATGGAGCATCAACTCTATTTTTAAATTATTCTACTCAAATTTATTATGCAAGTATATCAACTAATATAGGCGCTGGTACAACTTTTGCAGATGGAAATTTTGGATTATACACTATTAATTTACAAGTAGGAACAACACAAACCTTTTATAAAAACAATACTTTAGTTTTTACAAAAAGTGCACCAACTGCAGGTTTGCAAACTTTTAACAAATTATGTGGTTCAGCATTTGGAAATCCAAGTGCACAAAATCACAGCGAAATTATTGCCTATCCTACAAATCAAATCGCAAATAGAAACGCAATCAATACTAATATAATTACTTATTATGGTTTGTAACGGCTACCAATACACCACCGAACAAGAAGCAATCACCGCCCGTGAGTTGTGCGATGATTACTATGGCATCCCAGTCACTCCCGATGATGTAACTCAAAATTGGGTTGATTATAGATTTGCAGAGTTGAACACACCGCAATTTTGGTATATTGTTTTTGATGAATCACTCACGCCAATTCTCGGAACACCTATAGAGTTTGAAGTTGTAACACCCCCATTCCCACCAGCGTGAAACTAAGCAGACGGAGTTGGATTGCGTTGTTCAAAAAAATGAAATAACAAATAAAGTAATAACATAATGACCGCCATCAAAAAAACCCCATCCCCAATCCCTGTTAGCTTTGAGCAATTCAAAAAGAACCCCATTGCTGCCGTGGCTTTTTGCATGCTGTTGGCTGTTAGCTATTTGTATGTGGACCTTCGCTCGGGCTATAAGGAACAGATTGAAAAAAGTAACCAAAAAATAGATGCGCTGGATCTAAAGATAGACCGCCTAAGTTATGCGCTCAAGAAATCCGATAGCGCACTGGCTGCCGCGATCACTGAAATTCGCATAATGAATACAATGAATAAGCTATGAGAGTCGCAATATTTTTAACAACTCTTTTGCTATTAGGTTGGATTTGCACACCTATTCAAGCAGTACAGCAGCCGCCTTATGATGAAGTCGAGGCAATGCTTAAAAAGGTAGAGGCCAATTTGCAAACAGCAGGGCAGGCTACAAAGTTAGCGCAGACAATGAGCGCGGAGCTAATTGAAAAGAAGGTGGAGGAGAAGGCAGAGTTAAAGCAGGCAGTTGTAGAGGCAGAAGCGCAGACCATTAAAGCCCAGGCGAAGGTTGAGAAATACGCCGTTACTATGATGTTTCTAGGGGTCGATACTGCAATGGCTGAAATGGACACGGTGAGCATTAACAATATGCTCAGACTTAACGGGATAAAATAATGGCAAAGGCAAAGACTACAGCGGCTGCAAGTTGGCAGCCCAAACCGAAGAGAAAAAATAAGGGCGTGCACAGTAAGAACAACCCGCCAAAGAAAAAATATAAAGGACAAGGACGATGAAAAAAATAATGGAAATATTTAAAGGCGACAACGGCCAAATGAGTAGCAAGCGCTTTGTAGGAATCATTGGCGCGTTTGTTTTGTTTGGAACGATGGCACATAATTCAATGTCGCCTCAAGACATTGCACCCAGTGCGGAGTTAGTTGCAGCTGTTGAATGGGTAACTATTTTAACACTTGGCTTTACTTCTGTCGATAAATTCAGCGGCAAGCCTAAAAACGACGAATGAAAAACGGGGGCTTCTGGCTTGTTTGTTTGGCGGTGCTAGCAGTTTGCTTGTATGCTATAACGAAAGTGCC